GTGGGTTGTCGGTGGAAACAAAATTAGATACAAGGAAATTAACGATTTCTTTATTAGAATACTTACGGGAAGTTTTTTCAAACCAATACTTATCCTTCCTTTTATTAAATGATGCCATTGAAGCACGGGTTTTGGCACCATACTTAAAGAAATCATATTTTGGATTTGTAAAATGATTCTTTAATGAAAGATAATGCTGGTATGTTTCAAACGGAGTCACTTTCAACATCATCTACTCTTTCAAATTCTTCAATCATATTAACAGGAACACTGTGCTTATTGGCAATTAGATACCAGTGTGTTCCTTCACCGGGACCAATATATTTGATCTCGGTTTTGGGAATATTATGTTCCCTTATTGCTGCCTGCATCTTAAGATGTAGGAGTTCATCATGAGAAATCATATCGGAAGTTTTGCTCTTGAAGTTTTCTTCATGAAATTAAGACTAATAGCATCATACTTTAATCTTTCTTTCAGTGGTTTTGAAATTAATTTTGTTACTGAGTCTACCTCAATATTATTAATTTCGCAATAGTAGCAAATGGCATCAATGTAATTCATACCTTCCTTTGCTACTATGGTTTCTATCTCCATAGAAAACTTAGATGGTGTCAGAAATTTGCTTTCTAACGCTTTCTCTAGTTCTTTATTCGGTTCCATAGAGTTCCAATTTATCTGTAACAAACTTTCTAATGTATTCGGTAAGAAGTTTGATGTACTTTGATTTGTCTCGTTCTTCGTAGACGACGCATTCTCCATTTTCACAAGCCATAATGATTACAAATTTTTTGACTGGAATACCAGTCATTTCATACAGCATACATGCATATGCCGCACATTGGACAAAATAGTTTTCGATCCAATTTCTTGGTTTCGGTTTCTTAGAAGTCTTGAAGTCAATTATTGCTAACTCACCATCATATTCTGCAATACAATCGACGGTTCCTGCAATTCCCAACTGCTTACTATATAGGGAAGTTTCTAGAGCATGAATATTGTCAATGTTTCTTAAAGTTCCTTTAGAAATCTTAAATAGAAACTCAGAAATAGGACGAACTTTAGGGAGATCTTCGTTCTTGAGATGATACTCTACAAGTGTATGCATATCCGTGCCACGACCAGTTGCAGCCTTTGTGACTCGATTTGCCTCTTCATCACCAACTTTCTTACGCCACTTAACAAAGATTTCTTTATTAAAATGACTAGTCACCGAAGTGATAGAAACTAGTTTTAAAAGTTCTTTTTCATCAGGAACAGAATAATATCTGACTCCATCAATGGTCTCCCTCTCAAGTTGAGGGAGATTCAAATCAACATGATTAAACATTACAAACCTGCTTCTATTTTTGCGACGATGTATTCTCGAACTAAACCTGAACGAACAATGTCTTCTATTTGAAACTCAATAACATCAAAAGAAGGCATCTTTCTCAAAATACTCATAAAATCCATAATACCATTACGATCATTGGTTTTTGTCAAATCTGATTGTCTGGCATCACCACAGAAACAAATTTTACTGTTTTCACCAATACGAGTAATTATACTATCAAGTTCATGAAAATTCAAGTTTTGGAATTCATCGACGATAATGATTGCATTATCGAGAGTTGTTCCTCTTAAGAAAGAAGTGCTCCAAAATTTGATGGTCTCTTGTGCTTTGAGATTGCCATACAGCATTTCAAAATCCACATCAGATGTCATCTGGAACATATACTTCACCATAGATTTGTATGGAATCTGATAAAGAGAAGACTTGTCCTCATGATCTCCCGGCAGAAATCCAATCTCGCGAGTGGCAATCAGAGATCTGACGATATACACATTTTCATATGGAGTATTCTCGTCCAGAACATCTTTCAATGCATTGAAAAGAGTAATAAAAGTCTTACCTGTACCGGCACATCCATATGCGACTAAATGTTTGTCATCATTATATGAATCAAACAACCTTTGTTGATTATCAGTAAGAGGTTTAATATCAACCAAATAATTGGCACTCAAAGGTTTCTTCTTTTTCATTCTCATTGAAGTCATACCTACTCCAATAGATTCTTCTGAAGTCTTTTTTCTTCTAGGCATACTAAATCTTCTTTACTCTTGATCCGGGTGCTTTGGATGCTTTTGCAAGGACATCATTCCATCCGGGGTTTTTAGCAACTAATTTATCTTTCCATTCACCAACTTCTCCTGCACCAGGACATGTTGATGGGTCAGACCAATCTCTTTTCCAATCAGGATTATCATCACACCATTGAGGCCAATCATGGACACTGAGAATTACTTCTTTCTGTTCACCTGATTCTTTGTTAACTACAGGATATGTTGCCATTGTTAAAAATTCAATATAAAAATATTTAGACCCATTCAAGGGATTCAGAAACAGCAGGAAACTGTTCAATAAAGATTTCTCTACATGCTTCTGCGATGTCCATATGCTCCTTCTGAGTGCCGTGTGCGGACCTCAGAGTGATATAATGGATCCACGACCTACATGAGCCGGTCATGTAGATTCTGGTAGGCGTACATAATGGAAGCACCATACGAGCACATTCTTTTGCAACTCCAGATGCAAGCATTTGTTGATAGAGTGCCATAGATGAATCAAACAGAGTTTGCATCTGAAGTTCTAGTTTCTGGACTATAAAAGGATCTAAGTCATCAATAGAGTTTTGACGATTCTTATCATCTTGACGACGTAGTTCTGGCAAAGCAATTTTCTTTGATAGCATTGAAGAATCAGCATATCGTTGTGAAAATTCTTGATATGTGAAACTACGATGCCTTAAAATCTGAGCTGCAATGGCACGAGTAGTCTCAATTTCCAGAGTCATTGTTGATTGCTCAAACACGGACCAATGATTGTGTTTGATACAGTATTTTAGGAGACCAGAATACTTTTCATTATTCTGATTTGATGGATTAGAGACCCTAGCAATATATGCCATGGTCTGTTCTGCATCAGGGGTGACACTTATAAGTTTAACAGTCATTTTTCACCAAATCCTTTAGGTTTTGTTCTTGGAGTTCTTTTTACTGATAGTTCCAGTTGATTAAGTTGTTCTTGCATGTATTTAAGCTCATCACTACTATACAAATAATTTTGAGAAATTGCACTCTTAAGATTTTTAATCAATTGTTTAGTTCTCATCTATCATCGTCCTCAAAAATTTCATCATAGTCTGTAATATAATTAGAAACTGGGTCATCAAAGTTTTCCTGTTTGGAAACATATGATTCCCTGTCAGAATATACTTCGGATTTTAGAGCATCGATTAACAATTCTAAATTCCGGACAATTAGTTTTAATTTATCCTTTTCCATAAAATTGTATATGGTTATAGGTATTTTACATAAAAAAGGGGGGTTAGTCAACCCCCCCTAACAATTTTAACGTAAGTGACTCACTTGTTGTAGATACGACCACGATAACAGAATGTACCGTGCGTTTCTTTTGATTCTACACAACGAGTATCATACTCGACACCACGATATGAGGTGTGAGTGATTTGTGCGTCGTGCAGTGCAGATACTTTGTTGATCTGCTTGCGAATCATGTTTAGTGTGTTCATGTTGTTACTCCTAAAGTAGTTGGATTTTTAGGTCCGTTCCTTTAGTCGTTTGCGTCCCAATACCACTCACATTCTG